TGTGAGATCACGCAGCTGAGCGGCCTGGAGCAGATCCGGGCCCGCAAAATGTACGCGGACGCCACGCATCGCGTCGTGATGCACGGCGACCCGGACAACCTGCCGCGAGCCGAAGACTACCTGGAATATGGCAGCCGGACGCTGCAAATCGGAGCGGTGGTTGATCAGGATTTGACCGGCTACCGCATCGAGCTGCTTTGCAGGGAGGCGGTGACGTGACGGCACTCGTCGAGTTTAGCGTTCGCAATCCCCACCGCGTAGTCGCTGCGCTGAACGAGCTAGAGTACAAAGTACGAAAGAAGGTGCTTCGTAAAGCGGTAAGGGCCGGCGGTGCCGTGTTTGTGAAATCGGCAAAGCGGAATGCACCGATCCGCACAGGGCGACTTAAGCGGTCAATCACGCAGAAAGTCAAGACGTATCGGCCCAGCGGCACGATTGTGTCGGTGATTGGCCAGCTGCGCGGCAAGCAGCTCAAGGACACAAAGCGCATCAAGCACAAACGCGGAGGAATTTCAGGTCAGGGCAAGGTGGTGCCAATTCACCTGGTCGATCAGCCGACCAAACGACACGAAATTTTTGCGACCAATTACGAGTATTTGCGACTTGGGGCGCATTGGTACGCGTTTAGTGTCTGGCACCCCGGAACCCGCGGACGCAACTTTATGACGCGATCGTACAGCCAGGACAAAGAGCGGGCCGTCAACGCGTTCGACCGGAAAGCAGAATTTGAAGTTGACCGCGAGGCGGCTCGCATCGCTGCGGAGTTCAACCGCTTTACAAGGTTCGGATAGTGGCAACCATCGGCGAGGATTTTGTGGCCTACCTGTTGGCGGACTCCGACATTGCCTCGGCTGTCACCGACCGGGTGCATTACCTGAGCGTGCCGCAGAATTTCGACGACCTGTACGTGTGGATCGGCAAAGCGGCCCAGGAGCATGAGCGATGTTTTGACGACGGGACGGGCGACGAGCCGTTTCGGCAGTTTTGGGACATCGAGTGCATCGGGCAGACACTGGCGAGTGTCGACCTGTTGGCCGGCTATGTGCGGGCGCTGGACAACGACACGGGCACCTTCGGAGCCGGCACGGTGCAGCGGATCTGGATCGCCGACCATGCGGAAGACTACGTGCCCAGGGGGATCAATTCGGATGAGGGTTTTTGCATTGCGGCGCTGCAAGCCGAAATCGTCGGCTACACGCCCGGATCTTAGGAGATAGCCGATGGCAGAAGCAAAACAAGTCGCACAAGGCACGCTGTTTAAGGTCGACGTGGCCGACGACAGCTCGTTTACCACAGTGCCGCTGGTCCAGGAGATCGAGCCGCCCAATCGGGAGCTGGAAGCGATTGACGCGGTGGTGATCACCGAAGATTTCCAGGTGCCCGAAATGGGCATGGAAATGCCCAGCGAGGTGGCGGTGTCGATGCTCTGGCATCCCGGCGAATCACTGCACGAGGAGCTGGACACGGCGTTTGACGCTAAGACGGAATTCCCGGCGCAAATCGTCAGCCCGCACGGGACGCCGGTAACCGACGAGTTTAACGTGCAAGTCAAATCGATGGTCCCCGGCCCGCTGACGCCGAGCGGTATGTGGACCCGTCGCGTAGTTTTCCAGCGGACGGGAGACATTACGCGGACATGAGCGACACAAAAGACTACGGCGACAAGACGCTTGCAACGCCGACACCGCGGCCGGTGGACCCGCGGGCGAGGCACGCGGGTTGCGTGACACTGGAAGGGCCGGCACGGATTCGCCGGCTGCAGCCCGAGCAGATATACGCACAGCTCGCGCATTTCAAGCGGGCCGGCGTGAGTCTGCCGCTGGAGGAGATCACCACCGACGGGCAGCGGACGGAACTGGTGCTGTTTCTCCAGCGGTGCCTCGTAGGCGTTGCCACGAACCGCTTGGCCTATCCTGGGCGGGCCGGGTGGATCAAGCTAAGCGTCTGGCCTCGCAATGAGATACTGCGGCTGGCCCAGCAAGCCGCCGAGCTTATCCAGATCCAATGGGAACAGTTGGATCTGTCCGACGAATTTGACATCGACGGCGAGACAGTGCGACTGGAGGGCAAGCAAGCCTTTGCTGTCGGCGTGCGGCTGGTGTCCGTGATGGCAGTTGATGAGGACGGCCAGCCGCTGTTTGCCGGCGGCGACCAGGTCCGCTGGCTGGAATGCGAAACGCAGGCGATTGTGGAACTACTGCCGGTGGTGCTGCGGCACGCGGGGCTGGGTGCGGAGGCAAAAACCGCGGCAAAAAACGAATAGAGGGCGGGCCGCGATTGCGGTTCGCCCTTATGCTTTGCCGGACGGTCGGAGCCGCCAGCCCGAACGAGTTGTTCGAGCGGATCAGCTGGGAGGAGTTTCTGTTGTGGGAAGCCGAGTACAATCGCGAGCCGTGGGGCGAGTTTCGGGCCGATGCGCGGCAAGCGGTCGGCATCCGGTACACGCTGGCCCCGTGGCTGGAAGATAAGGGTGGGGTGGATCAATGGCCGGCGGTGTTCTGGCCGTATTTTGACGAACAACTAAAGCACGCGGACGATCTGGTAGCTTACGCGGCCGAGCACGACCGCAAGTGGGCACAGTGGGAGCAAGAGCGAATCAATGGCCTCGCGTAGCATCGCCAAGCTGGCAATTCAGCTGAGCGTCAATTCGATGGGCGTGCGGTCCGGGCTGTCGCGTGGCAAGCAGGAGGTGCAGTCGTTCGGGGCCTCGGTCAAGTCGATGGCGGCTAAAGCGGTGGCGGCGCTCGCATCGCTGCAGACGGCGATGGAGGCGGTCCGGTTTGTCAAATGGGGTGTCGAACTGGCGGCACAGACCGAACAGGCGCAGATCGCGTTCGAGGTGTTGTTTGAAAGTGCCGGAACGGCGCGAACGATGATCGAAGATCTTAAGGCGTTTGCAGCCTCGACGCCGTTTCAGTTTCCGCAGCTGCGGGATGCCTCCCGCCAGTTGGCCGCGTTGGGGTTCGAAGCGAAAGAGATCCTGCCCACCCTGAAAATGCTGGGCGACGTGTCCGCGGCGATGGGGGTGCCGATCGGCGAGCTGGCTTATCTGTACGCCACAACGCGGTCCGAAGGGCGACTGTTTGCCCGTGACCTGCGGCAATTCACGACCCGCGGCGTGATCAATTTGGAGGACTTCGCTCGCCAGCTGGGCACGACCACCGAGGGGCTGAATGAAATGGTTTCAGCCGGCGAGGTAGGTTTCGCTGACGTAGAACAGTATTTTCAGCAGATGACCAGCGAAGGCGGCAAGTTCTTCAATATGAGCCAGCGACAAGCCGAGTCGACGGCGGGCCGCTTTTCCACCCTGAAAGATAACGTGGGGTTCCTGGCCGAGGAGATCGGCACGACATTGCTGCCGGCGCTGAACGACCTGACCGAAGCCGGCATCGGCTCCGCGCGGGCGTTGAACGACGCTTTGGGCCGAGAAAACACCAAGCAAATGAGCTATGGGCTCTTCGGCGTGGCCGGAATGGTACTGGGCATTCGCAACAGCTTGGAAGACGTGCCGGCCGACGGCGGTTACTTTGACCACATGCTGGGATGGATGGACCAGTTCGCCCAGGGAATGGAGGAGACGCAGACCAGAATCGACAAGTTGACACTGGAACACTGGCGATGGGAGATCGAGCAGTGGACGGAAAAAATCCAGCAAGCTGAGAAGGAGGCAGCGGTGCTGGTGGAGCAGACGGCAACGCCATTGGAGCGGCTGCAGAAGCAACTGGAGCGGCTGAACGAACTGCAAGACCTGGGGGTGCTGGGAACGGAAACGATGGCCCGGGCCGCGGAGATGTACCGCGAGCAGTTTTCGGAGGCGCTGAACGATCAGAAGAAAATCGAACAGAGCACCCGCAGCCTCAGCGGCGTGGGGTTCGCCCAGCGGGGAACGACGGAGGCGTTTTCGGCGATCCAGTCGGCGGTGCGGTATGACCGCGAGCAACGCGTAATCGAGCGACAGCAGCTGCAGGCGGAACAGGCTCAGGTCGGAATCCTGGAACAGATCCGAAACAACACCGCCAACGGCCTGACAGTCGAGGAGGTCACGTTTTAATGGCGACCCACGAGCTGGCGAACATCGCCTGCAACTACCGGACGGACGACAGCCGGGTCGGCTACAGCGTCGACTACTGGATCAAAAGCACCGACGATTTGTCGTCGTTTTCGATCAAAAGCGCTCGCGATTACGTGTTCGCCAATATCGCGGCTCCGGGCGACACCTATGCTATTTCGGGCGAAACGGACAGCACGGCGGGGCTAAAACGCGTCGACGTGACGCTGAAGCCAGGCAGCAAAAATCCATACGTGTTCATGGCAAGACTGGCGTTCGAAGACCCCGACCCGGACTCGGACAGCGGCCAGGACAGCAGCGGCAACCCCTCAGTAAATCCGCTGGACTGGCGGCCGACGGTCGAACTGAGGACGATGCAGACCTTCAAGCCGGCAGAGAAAGCGCGGTACATCGGTGGATATATTGGCAAAGCCGATACGGTCCTCAAGACCCGCCAGCAGAACGACCCCGACAACCGCACCGCACTCGTGTGTTCGAATCTGTATGAGCGGTTTGATCCGCCGGCCGAAATCGAGGATTCATGGTCGGTTCTGCGTGTCACGCGCAACTACAGCAACTTTGATTCGACGGTAGACGATGCGATTCGGCCGAACATCGTCAATGACCAGGCGATTTGGTTTCAGGCTCGCGGGATCTCCAAAATCATTCCGCCCTACGCAGGCAAAGTTCGCGATCTGGTGGTGCTGCCCAAGCGGTACAACGGGATCGAAGGCGCGGGGCTGCCGCCGTTTGATTATGTGACGGTCAGCGCAGAGATTGTGATCATCGACAACTGGCAAGACGACTGGAGACTGAGGCCCGTTGATCGCGGTTACAAAGTGCGCCGGATGGTCGGCGATCCTGACGGAGCCCCCTATGTCGCTGGCACCGGCGGCGGCTATGTGACGGACGAGCCTCCGGCCGGACAGCCGCCGATCGATTGGGCGCTGGATTCCAACGGCGAGCCGGTCACAGAGCCGATTCTGCTGAACGGCGACGGACAGCCGCTGATTACACAGGCCGGGTCGGTCGAAGAGCCGGTGTTTTCCGAGTGGCAGTATTACGAAGAGCTGAACTGGTTTACGCTCCCGTTTTTCCAAGGGATGCTGTTCTGAGGTGCAACGATGGCGACTAAGACGTGGGTCGGCGGTGATTCGAGCGGCGACGGCGATATCAGCCTTGCTGACAACTGGCAACCGCTGACGATCCGCTCCAGTTCGTGGCAGTGGACTGCCTCGGGTAGCGGCACGAACGAATACTATTTAGAGGCCTCCGGCGGTGGTGATCCTGGGATCGGAACCCCCGGCAACGTGCAAGTTGACGGCACCAATGCCACCGAGGGCACCGCCGGGAGCCTCGCCGCGGGCGAGTATGATTGGGCGGACAATGACACGCTGGGCTATTCGACGGTATACCTGCGGTTGAGCGATGGGACGGACCCGGATACCCAGGAGCTGGATTACGTCACCTATACGCAGACGCCGCAAGCGTCCGACGATGTGGTGATTCCGGCCAGCAGCAGCGAGGCGATTGATGACGGGCTCCAGTCGCTGGCGGCGATCAGTCTGGGTGAGGTGACCATCGAGGCCGGGTACGCGTACAACATCGGCACGGCGACCGAGTTTCTGCGACTGACCTGCACGGCCTTTGAGTGCCGTGGAACCGGGCAGATGTGGATTGACCTGCAGGCCAGCGACATCGACGCGAACATCGTCAATTCGGCCAACGTGGGCACCGGCTCGCGCGGCTTGTACCTGATCGGCTCCGACCTGAACACGGTCACCGTCACCGGTGGGCACGTCGGGATCGCGTGGCGTGGCGGCGAAACGGCGACCGTCACCACGCTGCGCGTCTCCGGCGGATCGGTCTGGGTCGGGGAAGGCACGACCATGACGACCGTTTATCAGACGGCTGGCGATGTGACCAACCGCGCGGCAGCAACGACCGTTACGGTCTACGGCGGAACCTACACCAGCGAAGGCGATCAGGCAGTGACGACGCACAACGCCTACGGCGGCACGTCGATCCTCAGCAGCTCGGGCACCGTGACCACCTGCACGATGGACGGCGGCACAGTCGACTTGCAGAAGAGCCTAAAGTCCCGCACGATCAGCACGTTTAACCGCTACCAGGGGACGGTCCGGCGAGCCGACGATGTGGTGACGATCACGACCGAAGTGCACGCGACCCGACTGGTTACCGAGACGGTCAAAGAATGACGCGGATCACGACGTTTGGCCAAGAAGCCAGCAAAAAGATCGTTCGAGCGGCCGAGGACGTGCTGGCTGCCGCCAAAGGCAGGCGGGGCGGTCGAAGTCACCCGCGCGGGATCATCGGCCGCGAGACGTTCTTCGGCGTGACGGCGGTTTCCAACGCGTACCCCACCTACCCGGCTTCGGACGCCTCGCCGACCCCGAATACCTTTGTAGTGCTCCTCAAGGATTTTTCGTTTACCGAAGTCCC